TTTCATTTTTTAATCCTTTGTTGCAACAATTACGTCAACATAAGAAACGTCTAAATTAATGGCGCTATATGCCGCTTGAGTCATGCCATGGGTGTGACTCCCGTCACTTCCCGTATAGCCAGTTGTTTTTGAATTATCAACACCTCCCGGACCACCAACAATATTGCCTCCTAAATGACCCGGCAAAGAAGAGCTTACACCAATACTATGCAAGTGACTTGGCATTTCATTTTCTGCCAAGACATGACCAGAAACCGATGCCGAACCAGATTGTGATGGAGTCTGTGATGCAAATGCGGTTTCAAATGCAACTGAGCCACCTGTTCCAACTGTGCCAGTAGTTACCCTTAAAGCAGTATCATTACCTGAGCCAGTAACTTTTGTCCATCCAGTGGGCGCAGCAGTTTGCTGAAAAATCATCTTTGTGCCAGATGCAAATGCAGTTGAAGATATTGCCTGTTTTTGTGCCGTTGAGGTGGTTAAAGTACCAGCGGAAACATCCAAAGTTTTCCCAGCACCTACAGTTACATCCGATGTCGCTATCGTTGCACCATCAATCGTACCTCCGTTAATATCTGCGGTTGTAACAGTTCCTAAATCCGCAATTGTGGTTCCATTGAATGTTGAATTTTGCCCAAAAACAATCTGCTCACTGGAATTTGTTGTGATAAATTTTATGTAGGAATTAGAGCCTTCAGTAATATTTAAAGCATCTGCTAAATGGTCAGTCAGAGAAATTAAGTTTTTTGTTGTATTTCCACCAAAATCTATATTTAAACCTATTGCAGCATCGGCGACAGATATAGAGTCACAATCAATGTCTCCAACATTCAGGATGGCTCGATCTCCAAGGTCCAGAGTTCCAGCAATGGATGTGGTGGATGTGGCACCAGCTCCAATGGTGGCATCTACAATTCCATCAGCTGCTGTCCCGGTTAGGATAAATCCAGGCGTTACGGTTCCATCATACTCGGCCACCGAAATGCTAATTTTTCCTTCTTCTCCGCCGCTTGTGGGATCACTAATCTCGGCAAGGATTGAAGAATAAATCTGGTTGTTGTTTGCAGCATCATTAGCATAGAAATTAATGGTCCCACAATCGTCATTTGCAACCCCGGCATTTGATCCACCACGGAGATTTTTTAAATTAAGGACTGGACCAGTTGCATCGTTGGCATTGTTTGCAAAAACAACGTCTGGCTTTGATGCAGTTGTTGAGGTGACGGAGATATCGGATACACTGCTGCTGGTGCTTAAAAGCGTCCCGGTTTCCGTTGGTACGGTGAGTGTTCCAGAGTTTCCAGATGCATCGGACTGAACCTGAAGTTTTACATAATCCGTGTCAGACGCCGTGCTGGTGCCATCAGATTGGTATTTATAAAGGAAAATATCAGAGTGAGCAAAATAAGCGTATTGACTCGATTGATTCTTGAAAAAATTGTATGTCTTATTTGTGTTTGTGTAGGTTGCGGACGCGTTAGGCGTAACGGAGGTCATGCCAGTAATAGTACCTTGAGCTCCTGCTACATTATCACCATCTGTAATCTGGACCTCATTCCCCGAGGCATTTCTATAAATCAGATTATTTGCGCCATTTGCATAGATGGCCCTGGTATCACCTGAAACCGTGTCGCTTGTAGAGTTAAGGCTGAGGGTACGAATCTCGGTGAGATCATACGAATTCATCTCCAGATCAGCGTTCACGTTTATCGCCGCGGGAGTTATCCGGGAACCCTTGTTTGTCGTATGATCGTGGCCGTCTGTCGCATCTATTGATGCATTTAATGCCGTGGCCCAGGCAGGCCCCGTGTCAACTCCAACCGCAGGCTTTTCCAGTGCGGTGATATTTGTTCCGTTGGTTATTGCCATTGGTGCCTTTTAAAAAAAGAATAAATCAGCGGTGACCGTTCCTCCCGCCTTCATGATTATGAAGCGGTCAGGAAAATCGTTTGCCGTGCTCGATTCATAGACGACTTGAGCGGCATCTTGTTTGAGCACGATCCATCCTTCGGGTTTATAATCCAGGCCATGATTGACATAACTGTCAGAGGTGTTTAGATCAATATCCTGGACGCGGTTTCCGGAAGCGAAAGGCAACCCAAACAAGGGTTGAAGCGCGGTTGATATATACCCCTGAACCTGGTCACTGGCTGCATCTCCAGTCAGTAACTGAGTAAAATTGATCCTGCTCATGACTTCATGGTGAAGGCGACACTGAGTGCAGCAGTTCCACTTGAAAAATCATAAAAAATCCGGACGAATCTGGCAGAGAGGGGGTTAATCTCCAAGAGATTAGTCTCTGCAGCATTGATCGCAGCAGTTGCTGTCGAATTAACCCACTCAGATTCATCATTCGAAACCTGGATATATAATGTTCCCACTGGGCTTGTTCCTGCCGTGTTCACACAAGTGAACGAGCAGCTGTTCATTCCTTCTGCATCGATGGTATCGCCAGTAATATCGGCGCCCATTGTCACTGCTGAAACGTAAGTTTGGTTGTTTTTAAATGTATTAAACGGCATATGCCTCCTATGAATACCAGGTGTAAGATCCAGGATCGGTGTAATAGACCGCCATATCGGTCACCGTTGCCGGTTCACCCAGGTCCCGATTATCCGAAACTGAGAGTATTCTGATTTTTGTCTGCTCCTTCATTGCTGCCAGTGCACTGATATCAGATTCCTCCTTCACCAGGCAATCGATGGCCCCGGAACAAATTACGTATTCATCCCAACCCGATATGAAATCAAACCGAGATTCTATGGTTCCAAAAACTGTTGGATCGGAAAGACCGCTGCTGTCGAGATCCGTTGTGACCGTTGCAGCTCCTACGGCTGAGATTGTCTGATCGACGTTGTAATTTGCTGCATTAATGAAATTAATCCCGGTGATCGTGTCTCCAACCACAAACCCATGATTTGCTCCGACGGTCCACATGGTCGTCGATCCGCGGGTGATCGCCGTGACGGTTTTCTCAATAAATTTTTTAGGACTAGGAACATACCAAAGCGTCAACGTGTCATTCGTCGAGGGACTTGGAGTGAGCCTGAGAGAGGATCCTTGTATATGGTATCGATACCGGTAAGGCACCGAATACCTTGATCCAACATCACGCTGGGGGAAGTTGTATCTCCGAAGTGGGAAAGTGTCGGATCCCATATTCAGATCGACGCCGCGCAGCTTATAAAAGTCAGCTGGCAGATCATAGGTCTGAGTTCCGGAAACGAGCGTGACCGTTGAAGAATTGAGGAAATAATCCTCTGAGGTCGCATTCGTGATCAGTAAATCATAGAGCTCACAATACGATCGATTGATGTATTGGCGGAGCTCCTCGTCTGTAACGAATTGCGAATTCTCCTGGTCAGCTCGCTGCCGAACAAGGGTTCTGAGATCTGAGAGGGAGACAAAGTCTGTCATCAGTAGCTCATTTGAATGCCATGAAATGCCTCAAGAATTGCCTGAGAATCTCCGGAGGAGAGTGCTGCACTGAGCTCCTCTGCCATCACATGTTGATCCTCGGAATATTCCATCGGCCCTTCATCGATTGGGCCTTCTTCAATGACTTCTTCTTCTTCCATGTAGCCCTCATCGGGGGGCATCCGCCCCCCTTTGGGTTCTTCCATGGATCCGATCGAGACCATCAAAGCATCGTCGAGTGATCCTTTCTTCATGTTCCTCCTATTTCGTCAGAGACGTGTTTCGGAGATACAGAACGAAATGGATATGGTTATTCGCATGGGCGGCGAGATCAGCAACTGAAGCACCTGTCACATTATAAATGACGATAGTCTTCGCACTGGTGACGTCAATGGCACCGAAGTGCACTTTTTTGTCGCCCCCCCCATTATGCTGCAACGAACACTGGGCCGAAATATACCCCGGATATACATCATCTAAAGTGATGGTGTAAGTCCCGGTGGTGGTATAAGCCACGGTGAACCCGTTGCCAAGGTTTTCCGTATTGTCGATCGCGCTGGAGCCATTCGGTTTGAATCGCCCCGCGATGATCTTAATACCAGGGTTTAATGCCTGAACATCATGAAAGATTCTGTTGGCCATGTTCCTCCTATCAAGAAGGTAATGTCACAACACAATTCCATGCAGGAGCTCTGCAGCCACATTGCAGGTAGCTGTGAATTCTCACTTCTATGCCATCTGCGGTATTCATTCTGAGAGTCCGATTTCCATCTAATTGGGTCAGCTGAACAGCTGGTCCGATCGATGCTAAAACCCAACTCGACATAGTTAATATGTAAGCTTTTCCGGGGACGCAATCTTTATCCGGGACAACTTTCATCGTTCCGTGAGGCGCATACATCTCGAGGGATCGATAGCCGCTGATAGTATCAGACTGCTTCACTTCACGCTGAACTTGACTGTTCAAACTCTTTTCCAATTTGACAAATTCTTCAAATGGAATCATGACGTAGTCCGGGTTTCCCCCCTCGCGAGCACAAATGGCGGCTCCAGAGATGAGTGCTTCGACGATAGTATCGCTGGACCCATCATAGCGTTGTCCGCCTAACCTGGTTGGATCCACGGAACGATCGACGCCGAAAAATGCCGCACTGCTAGGAGTCGTCGATGGAATCCAGGCTTCAAGGCCTTTGACTGCCGTGTCATAGTCCCCCTCTACATAGAGATAGTCGGAGACAGCTCCTGAGTTGGCATTCCAAGCCGCGGTTGCTGTGAGCTGGTCGAGTGATCCAGTTGTGTATGCAGACCGATCGACGGCTGCAATCTGGGTGTAATTGGAACGAAGGGTTCCACTGTTTCCAGTTTTATTCGGATTCAAATCAAGGCGCATTCCAACTTCGAAGTTGAAAACTGATTCCGGATTCACGAGATCACACGCCGTGGATCCGATTGTCGTCGAAGTTGCAATCTGACCAATGGCTCCAGATCCATCCCGGTAGAGATCGCGAGCGATCGCAGCACCTACGGATTTGATCGTGTTATTGATCTCTGTCGATGCAGCTGAGAGGAATGAAAATCGGTCCCCTTCGGACGCCGCTACGGCCTCACCTGAGAGGGTCGCGACCCCGTACTTGGTCGTCCTGGTTAAAAGAAAATCGTCAATGGAAGACGATGATGCATTGGTTTGTGCGGTGGCAAAAGTATTACTGATGCCTTGCGGATGCCCATAGATCAATGGGATCGGCATATTGCGACCTTTGAAGGATTCGTCTTTTGGTATTAATTCGAACAGCGGATGGGAAGCGTATACCAGATCCTCAACCTTCTTATTCGTGTAATACTGTTTTAAGACGGCATCCCACTTGGTCAAAGTGGTGGCTGCTGCCATGGAAAAACTCCATAAAGGACGTTAATCCTCAGCCTATGTCCAATTGACTGCTGCTATTGCTGCTTCGAGCTGTTCGCGTTCAGTCATTGGTCCTCTTTTGGAGGTTTTAGACTTCGGACGTGAAACTTGGTTTCTTAACGTCCGCGATCGTGTCCTTTGCGGATTCTTAGAGGGGCTATCCTGGGGGGTACTATCGCCAGCCTCAATCTGGCTAAAAAGCTTGCGGCCCTTCTCCGTAGAGATGGCCGTATTGATCAAATTCTCATAATACGCTTCTGCTTTGTCAAGCAATTCTTCGGGCTCCATAACCGTGTTTGCTTCACGCATACTTATTTCCTGCATCTGTATGAGCATAGGGACTGATTCGGCCCATTTTGCGCGTATTAATCCATAATTTTCATCACTGTCAACGATCTCTTTTATTGCACCAACATACTTATCCATCTTCTCACGCTTCACATATTGATCGAGCTGCTCGAGCTTCTGCTGGACCTCCGGAGCTGCTTCTGCTGTCGGTTGTGATCCTGCAATTTTCCCATCATTCATCACTTGCTCGGTTGCAGCCTGGTAGTTCCATCCGACCTTTTCCAACGCTTCGAGCATATTCCCAGATGAAGATGCCTCCTGAGCCTCCTTGAAAGGGCGAAGAGCTTCACGCTCCTTGTGGATCTCGCGCTGCTGCTTTTGAAGATCACGTTCCCTCTGTTTCATCCTGGCGAAGTTCCTCGAGACCCTGGTCTCTGTTTCAGGCTCTGCTTCCGGTTCTTCTGCTGCTTCTACTTCTTCAGGATCCTCTGCTGCATATTCTTCTTCACTGACTTCAACTTCTTCACCATCCTCAAGCTGGTCTGGAGCTGCTTCCTCAGAAGGAACATTCGCGTCCACCCACTGCTGAATCTGGGCGTCTTCAATAACCTCGGCGGTCGATTGTGCTTCTGCCATTATACAGGTAGGGGTTCAGGGGTTTCAGTTGGGACCGGAGGGAGGCCTGCCGGGATTCCCATGGGCGGTCCTTCAGGTCCTGGTGCAGGGGCCGGTGCTCCTGCAAGTGCTGCCATCATATCTGCAGGGGGCTCCGCGGGGGCCTCGCCTGGAGGTGCTCCTTCAGGAGGTGCCTGACCCTGGAGAAGTGCCTGACAGTCGG